CTGGCATCTTTATGTTAGTACCTATACACTTCACGTGTGGTCCCTACGGAGGAACCCAACTTACCTACCTAGATTAGAGTGAACCAGTCGTTATGACTTTTCTGATAAGCCTCTGGTGTCTAAGTCTCATGCGTCTCAACTTCTTTAATTTGTCCTTACTCTGTAAGTCCAGATAGAAGATTTCTGGAACCTTGGGTTGTAGATACTTGATGACGTCTTTGGATATCGTCAGTAGCTTCCACTCCTTTTCTAAGACCCGTATCGACAACTTGTAATCTTCCATTATTTCGCTGAGTATCAAGGTAGCCCACATCTGGTTGGATGAGCCAGCAATCTCAGGTAGCTTACGTAGAGCCAACTCTTTCCATTTCGGGGAGAACTCGGCGAATCTATTCCGGCTACCGTCAATTACACCTTGGAACATGTTCCTAAGGATCATGGCAGCGCCTTGGTAGAACGGCTTAAGAGCACTCTCCCATGCTTCCGGCGTCCTTAAATTACATAATGATCTCTCGACCATCGTAACTGTCCACGTGGCGACTTCATGGCGAATTTCAGATTCTGATAAACCTTGCGTTATTGGAAACTCCAAGATTGTGATCAGTTCCGTTCTTTTCCTCCTAGATAACTCTAGTTTGTTAAGGATAGAATTGGGGAAGTCATCTATGCGCGGAAATCCACGAGATTTTAGTTCCTGAATTGTTCTAAGAAAATGTATAGGGTCATTCCTGACACTACACAAAGCCTTTGAGTACAATCCTGTAACCTCTGTCCCATGAATGAAGTCTCTCTTTGCAAATTCGAAATGGCTATTACTATTAGAGTTTGTGAAATTGATACCAAGTTCCTGGAGTAACTCGCAGTACTTTTGATAGATCTTTTCACTGGTGGTGACGAAGTCATCACCTAGGATGAGGTAATTACCCTCAGCTTTATCCCTGCCTCCTGCGGCAATCCACACCAACGTGTGATGAAGAATTGCCATGAAGGGCCAGGAAGAAAGCATTCCCAAAGGTTGGCCCGTTGCGTATCTTACGTAGCTAGGTCTGCTTGGAGTGATGTTTTGAAGTTCCCGCGATACTGCTATCTGATAGTCAATAGACCCTATCCATACTGAACCCATATTTGGGAAGAGTTCATTACCAAGGAGCTCGTAAGCAGCCTTGGGTAGGCGGTCTGACGCATTGGACATGTCTGCGTCGTAGTAACTGGAAACACCGGCTTCATACCAGAGGCGAGCCCTTGAAGTAACGAGATTTTGATTGAAAGTACAGTCGTCGGGAATAGTCCTTAAAATCCCCATGAGCTGCTCATGGAGAGGGCGTAGAAACTGTTGGTCACGTGTACCTACAGCTACAAAAATCCTAGGTTTCAACTTCCCTGGTTCGAATGTGTGACTCATCTTAGCATCATCAAGCGGCGAAGCCGGGAGAGGATACTCAGATAGAGGTGCAAGGAGGTCCTGGATGGCACCTGCCGGAAAGTCCTTATACACACACTCATTTAGAGCTTGGAGGTTGTTCAGCCTGACTGGATTGGCGAGAAGTTGTCGGGTATCTCTACCCAGTGACAACATCTGCGCCCCATTTGGACCTGATCGACTAGTGAGAGATAATGAGGGCGGACAGGTATCAAAGGATAACCGAACGAATTCTGGGAATTGCTTCTTACGGGCAAGCAACTCAAGTCCACGGCTGTATTGGAACAGAGTAGATTCAAATCGCTCCGTCACCGATGATAAGTCTGTACGACTGGAAACGGTAAATAAGTATTGTAGTGAAGCTATTGATAGACACAGGCGAAGGGTCCGCGGATCCTTGTTCCTAACAAGCGATTTGAATCTACTCGGTAGAATTTTTGGAAACCCAGCCTTCGTGATCCCTATGTAGATCCCTTCATAGTTCCCATTGGATCGTAGATTGAGAAAGTTCAGCAATACCTCGCGGTATGCCTTTAGGTACCGTATTGTATACTCTGGACCGGACTGATTCGACATCCTTTGAATACGCTTCACCACCTTACTTATCTCGTTCTCCTCAAAGGGAGTGAACTGAAATAAAGTTTTCATGACTGCAAAAATGAGAGCACGTTCTTTGTCACAGAGTCCTAGACCTTTCTTAGGGCCTGTCGCAAGAGCGACTTTCGTTAATTTCGAAACCATAAGTTTAATTATTTATTGGTAGATGAACATTGCA